CTATAGTGTTGGTGTGGTTACGCAAGTGAAGCTGAGCGATACAGTCTGAGCGTCTGGTGCTGTTCCGCCAGCGCTTGGGAAAATTGGCTGTACGTCGAAGTTAAAGACTGATCCGCTCGCAGCTGTAAATACGACTGAAAGTGGTGTGTTTGGAGCTGTGTCGGCTGCGTTCCAAGGTTGGTTACATAATGATCCGCCAGCTGTCCAATCCGCAAGCATTTCGACGTCGAAAGTTCCCTGTGTATCGGTTGTGTAATAAGCCTTACCGTCTAGCGTTTGGTAAGTGTTGATTGTTGACTCGATTGTTAGAGTCGCAGCTGTTGCTTGAGCGTCATAAGTGTCACCATCGATGGTGAAAGTTATGTCGCGTCCGGTGACGATTGTTGTCGGCATTTTGTTCTCCTAGTTTTCTTGCTTGTAGTAAGTGGAAACGTCAATATCCGAAATAAGTAAATTACTCGAACCTAACGCAACGATCGACGGACGCGATACGTCGCCGACGATGTATCCCGACGGAATAGCCGCGAGAATCTGTATGACTAGCTTCTCGAGATTATCGAGAGCGCCCGCGTTATTGTTATATGCGACGGCGGCTGAGATTGTAAAATTGACTTTTAACTGAATCGCGCTACTGATTAGCGTAGTTTCCAAATATGGAGTACCCGGCACGATGATCGCAGCTGGCGGAATAACCGCCTCGGGTACTGACTCATAGACCGAAGCCGTTACGCCAGCGAGAGCGGTCGCTAGTGGCGCACGAACGTTAGCCTGAATACTGGTTGGCATTTATTGACCCATAGTTTCGACGTCGATAAATGGAGCTAATAAACCTACGACTCGATTTTGTAATGATCGCCCGAGTACGAACGGCGATGGGTTAAAGTCCACTTGAGCCGAAGTGTTGCCCGGTGCTGTTATTGACTGAAAGACCTCGACTGATACGACTAGCAGCGCCGACTTTACGGGCGCTACGCCTGAATATAAATCCTCAGCTGTTGAGCCATCGAGTACGGCTAAGCCAGCGGGAATCTTAGGTGTAAAGATTTGATCTGGTGCTGCTGTTGCTGTCGTGAATATGTATGGCGCGATTCTGTGATCGTTAACTGTAACTGTTAAATCAAACGCATTTCCGCAGCCTGAAATAACGACAGCTTGACCCGGTACGAAATAGTTAATCCGTTGAGTCGTATAAAACGCCATGCCATCTTTAACTTCGATTCCTGTAATCGCTGATTGATAACCAGTTAGCAACGGCAAAATAGCGCCCTCGGCGCTGGCGATCATAAGCTCTAAATATGCGTCAGGATAAAGAGAATCGCTAACGCCTAAGACAGCGCGAAGTTCGTCCGCGGTAATAATTGGCATTAGCGATCCTCTCTAGTTCTGCTCGGTCGCCTCGGGAGCGAAACGACCGATGATTATTTATTTACGCGAGATTGTTCCAGCGAGCGCCTAGTGGAACCTTAGGAGCTAGTGCGCCATAACCATAGTAAAGAATATCTATGGTTCCGTCGGAGTTGATGTTGGTGCGAAGCTCAAAACGTGGGCTTTCGTACCATGTATAGGAATCAGGGTTGATGACAACCATTGATAAATCGCCGTCAGCTGTTGTTAATCCGACGTTTCCGATTGAGCGTGAAACGAATAGATTTAAGCCCGGAGCTACTACGCCGCGAAGTGAATCGCCGCGAACGTTACCAGCTGCGTTTGATGGCTGAGCTGCGTTATATAGCGGTGCGCCATTGTCGTTGTAACCCATGATGTTGCCCCATTGTGTTGGAGAAACTACAAGTGATCGAGCGAATCCTAGTGATGATCCATACACGTCGGCGCATGCCTTTGATGTATAACCAAGGAATCCTGCTGCTGTGTTTGCTGCTTGTGCTGATGAGCTTCCATCGTTGTAAATGCCAAGCGTAACGAAATCCTCAGTTGCCTTGGCATACGCAAACTCAAGATTTTGGAGTAGTGCTGTTAGGTAACTTGGGTCTGAACGGTCGATGAGTTCGACGGTTGAGATCGCACGACCCTTAAAGCTGTTAACTGGTACTGAGATATAAGTTGCGCTTAGGCTTGATTCTGTAATTGGTGAATTTTCCGCAACGTCTGAAACGACAGGAACCGCAGAAACTTTTGGCAATTCGAAAGTCATGCCCGTAGCTGTAAGCGCTTCGCGACTGATTGCGTCAATCATGCCGCGATCAGCATTTGCTAACGCGTTAATTACTGTACGGCTCTGTGGTGTTGGAACCATGCCCGGTGCTGTTGATGTGGTGTTATCCGCAGCTTTGACATATTGGCGAGCGTCCTCGTCATGTAGGACTGAAGCCTTTAGTGAGTATTGTAGATAAGAAACCTTATCCACGATTGGTGAACGTGGCGCTGTGTACGCCATAGGGACGTGCTTAGACGCTTCTACCGTTTCGGCAGCGGCGCTTTCTGGAACGGTAGTGTCTGACACTTGTTCTCCTTCTGTTGTTGGATTTGTTTCCTCTGTTTCCTCATCTACGGAATCAGAATTATCATCTGTTGATTCGACTTCCTCGTCGGTTTCATTTTCACTAGCCGCGACCTGGCTTACTCGAGCGCTGTCGATTGCTGGCTCTGACACTAAAGACACTTCATCGAGCGAACCCTTTGCGACTACTAAAACGCCATCGACGAAATCGTGAGCATTTACTTTTAGTCCTACACTAAATCCATCGCGCAAACCAAGTGCGGCTTCTACCAAACTGTCGTTGCCCGATGTTGTTGGCGCGATGGAAAATACAGCGTCTAATCCGACAGGATTTCCGCTTGAATCGTAAGCCTGACTCATGCTTAAAGTTCTACCGATTGGACGCAATTTGTCGTGCTCAAGTAATAATTTAACGTTCTTAGGTGCGATAGATTCAGGTTTGAAACTTGTAAGTCCAGCGGACGTTGATCCTGTTTCGTTCCATGTCACGATTCGCCCGGTAATGGTGCGAGATTCGCTATCGGCTGACGTGATTGTTAGCGGCATATTTAGTTTCATGAGATCATATCCTCAGCTTGTCGGATTTCATCGACGCTGATTGCGCCGATGTCAAATAATGTTTTGTAAATTGCTACACGTTCAGCTTCGCTTCCGCGCAAATAATCCTCTAAGCGGAAATTGACTGTTTGTGTTGACGGCGTAAAGTCCGGCATTGATAACCTGGTGCTTATGCTTGTCATTAGCGGAATCAAAGAGAAATCAAGCAAAGTTTTGCGAGTAACGTTTGCGTTTGAGTAAGTCATACTCGATCCAGTTTCCGCGTCAACGTAAAATGCCGGAATACCTATGGCTCGCGCTAATTCTGTCGCGATATATGAACGCGCAGCTGCGAGCTGTAATTTCTCAGGATCGAATCCGACTGTTTGTAATTCTACGTCAGCATTTAAAAACGCAGTCGAACGATTACGTCGAGCTACGCCCCATGACTCAAGCAATTTAGCAATTCGATCAGCTGGTAAAGCTGTGCCGTTAGATTTTAAGACCATTGATGGGACTGGCTCGCGAGCATAGTTAGCAGCTGCGCGTTCTAATTCCGCACCTGTGCGAATTGTGCGACCAGCGCGATTTAGTAATCCTTCATCGTTGCCATAAAATACGACTAACGATCCGACGCCCGAATCTGGGATTTGTTTTCCGTCGATCGTGTAATACATAACTTCTGTACCGTTATTGTTTAAAAATACGCCGACTCGCGTTGGCACGATTCGCTGAACGGATCGGATTCGCATAGTGTCGGCAAACAATTCGGTAATTTGCCAATAGGCGTAACCGTAAAATAATAAATCCTCAGCTGTCCAAACGTATGTTGCGCTACCCGGTACACGTGGATCAGGCTCACGAATTACGCGAGGCATTGGCACTTCTAACCCCGTCGTATTGTCCCGGAGTTGTAAGCCGATCGAAGCAATAGACGAACAGATGATCCCGCGAGCACGTGCGATCGTAGGAACACTCATAGCTTCTTCACGCGTAGCCTGAGTAGCGCCACCGTTAAAGGTATAAATAGAATCTAATGCGAATACAGGTGAAACCGAAGCCTCAACGTCGCTACTTTGGAGCGGTGTTACAGCTTCCACCTTTGACGCAAATAAATCACGAATACCCATGTGAGAATTGTGTCAGGCTTATAGCACTAGCCCGTCATAATATCGAAGTCCATCTCTGGGCGTGTCGCGAAGTGCGTCACTAGGGCAGTCGCTATCGCGGCGCAGACCGCAGCTTGCGAAGCTCGACGACCAATAACCCAGCCGCCATCGCCGCGTTTTAATTGGACAGCTGAGAGGATTTGCTTGGTTAAATCGGATTGCCCTCGATGGCGCAATCGCCCGGAGTTGATCGCACCCAGTAGCTCATCGCAGCTTTGAGGATAAACAGAATCCATGTCAAAAATCGGGATACCCGCTGGCTGGAATCTAGCCGCAACAGCGCCCGAAGTTCGGCGACTGTATAGCAAATACTCTAACGGATATTTACGACAGTATTTCGCAGCTTCATTTGCTATCTCTCGATCGTCAAGCTGAACTGAGTTTTCCCATGTGTGGAGTAACTTTACGACGAACCGCTCGTCGCCTAATTTTTGAGCGCCGACTAACGCGCAGAACTTGCGATCCGGCGAAATGTCAAGCGCTAACCATGTCAACTTCTCAGGGTCGAGATCGACGCTTTCATCGTGGCAATTATTCCACTCGTTAGCTCCGATAATGCTGGAAATAGTTTGTACCCACCTACACAATACCTCGGTTTGTACGACCTCGGGCGGATCATTGAGAACGGCTTGGATATTGTCGATGTTAATTGTGTGACCGATTGCTGGATTGGCTGCGAGCCAGTTCGCTTCTAGCTGAATATCGTCGGTCGGTGCGCTCCACTCGAAATAACCAATATCGTCATTTGCTCCAGCAGCTGCGGCAAGCCCACGCTCTCGAAACGCATTGAGAACGACCGAGTGTGAATCGCCCGCGTTTGTGTAGCTCAT